AAACTTGATATAGAAAAATACGATGATACGGCGAAAGCTCTTTTAGTCGAATCACGCTGGAGTTCTTCTTCGGAAATTTGGGATGTAGTTGAGCGAACATATACTTCGAACACTGCGGTTTATGAAAATAAATCGGAATGGCTTAATTTTATTCCAGAAAGACGAAGGAGATTTAGAGTTCAGGCGAATCGAATCTTTGTAAATATGGAAGCAGTGATCAATTCGGTCATTGCAAATCTTCCGGGTCTTAATATCTTGCCGGCTCGAGATGGTACAGTAGCTCAAGATTTTGCTCGTAAGCTTGAAAGTTATTTTTTGAAGAAATATACAGATTTAAATTTGAAAGAAATCGTACGCATGGGCTTGCGAAATCTCTATTTTGCTAGATTAATTGTTTTGAAAGCTTTTTGGAATCCACTTATAAATGATTTTGATTTTCGTGCTCTTGATCCAAGAAGGGTAAGGATTGGACGATACGCTAGAAAAGAGCAGGATTCAGAGTTTTTCATTGAAGAAATTGAGGATAATCTTTGTGCCATTATTCAGAGGTTTCCTAAGAAACGAGAGGAGTTGATGAAGAAGTTTGGGTTTACCAATGACGATGCAGGAGAGATCCAGCTTTATACTAAGAATCCGGATGTTAAATATAAAGAAGCTTGGATTCAAGACTATGTTATTTTTAAACTTGATAATATCGTTCTCGATTGTATAAAAAATCCATATTGGGATTGGGAAGGTATTTTGATCACAGAAGAAGAAGGGCAATCTCTCGAAACTTTGGAAGGTGAAGCTCGAAGGACAGAAATGCAGAGGATCAAGCTTGAACAGGATAATCGAAAAGCTCAACAGCAAACTCAAATTGTACCTGAAGGACAAATTGAGCCAACACAGGGAGCTACACCAGCTTCAAATCCTGAATCTGTAAATTATCAAACTTACTATTTTAATTACTTCGATAATCCTCGAAAGCCTTACATTTTTGCAACGATTTTCAATAATGAAAATACCCCGATTGGCCGTACGGATATGATCACACTTTCTGCTGAATTGCAGAGAGGTATTGATAAGCGAAAGATGGATATTGATGAGAATTGTGAACTCGCTAATGGTGTATTGAAAGTTGATGCTTCGGTGATGGGTAAATCTGATGCACAAAGAATTCGATTTGAAACAAAAGGAATTATTTGGGGTAAGGGTGTAAAGGATGGTGTTACACGAGAAACTGGTCAATCTCTGCCACAGATGGTGTTTGATGATATGCTCGATTCTCGATCTGAAATTGATAATATCATGGCGGCTTCTTCTGCTTTCCGAGGTGAGCGAGAGGGACAAGAAACAAAAGCCGGCCGACTTGCTCTTATTCAGCAATCTTATCTTCGACTTAATGAAATTGTGCAACTTGTAGATTTCGTTTCAGGTGAAATGTTTTCTTGGGGAATGCAACTTGCAAAAACTCGATACACCGAATATCACTACGCAAAGTGGATGGGTAAAGAAGGTGCTCGAGAAGTTATTGAGCTTATACAAGACGATTTCGAGACTGGATCTGAAGTTAAAATTATTGCTGGTAAAACACTCCCAATTGATGATGAGTTTAAATTTGAACAAGCTCAAAATGATGTAGAAAAAGGCTTTATTTCGCCGCCTGATTATTTGGAAATTGCAAAATATGATAATGCAAAAGAGCTTGCTAAGAATGCAGTTCTTTATCAGCAGAATCCAATGGCAGCCGTAAATATTACACCTGAAGATATGCCGATGCCGTTTGCCCCCGGTACTCCAACTTTGCCTCAAATGGAAAAAGTAACACCGGCAGTAGCGGAAGCTCCGCCGAATTTGCCAGTTTAAAATCTTGACCAGAGTGAAGTCGGTAAACTCACTCATTAACAGTTAATTAGATCAAGCAATCTCGTTTCAGCCGAAAGGCCAAGTTGCGAGAGGGGCAATCTTAAGAAACTATGCCTGAACCAATTGTGCCAAGTGCTGAAGAAAGTATCGTAGTGCCGCCTAGTGAAGATAATGGGAACATACCGGTTGATGCCCCTGATGGCAACGGAACTCCAATTATTCCTACACCAAATCCTGCAGACGTTACCCCTCCGGTACAAGCAACTACACCGCCAGTAGAGCCAGAATTATTCGAACTCCCTGACGGACGAAAAGTAGATGCGGCGACTGTACTTCAAGAATATAAAAACCTCTTGCCAGACTACACTCGCAAATCACAAGCTTTAGCTGCAAAAGATAGAGCTGGTGATCCGAACATTACAACCAACCCTACCGACCCATTTGCCGACCCGAACTTTGTGCCACAATCCTATGCGGAATTGGCTGAAGCGATCCGGGCCAGCACTCTAAGGGAAATCGAAGCTAAGGAACAAAAAGCAGTAGATGATCGTAAGGCCGTAGAGGATGCAGTTACAACGCAACTGACTGGATTGAAGGCTTCTGATCCTAATCTCAATGAGAATGCTTTATTCCAACATGCTGTGAAGTATGGGTTTAGAGATCTAAAAGCGGCACATCAGAATATGTCTGATATGAATAAGCTCGTCAAAGATACCAAGCAGACAACTGCTAAGGACATCCAAAGACGAAGTGATCCTGTTTCTGCATCTCCGGGTGCAACAGGAGCACGATTAGATCCGAGCCATTTTGCCACCGCAGTAGATTTCCTTCGTGCTCAAACAGGAAAGTAGGACTTAATAGTTTACTAGAATGATATTTAACGCCGCAGTAACCACGACCACTCGTGAGTTCATACTGAAGAAGGTTTTTGACCAAGTTACCACTGGTACACCGGGTCTTATGACTTTCCTTCAGAAGCCGAAGGAGTGGACATCCGGTACTTCGTACAAGTTTGCAATCAAATACCAAGACACCACTAATGGTGGAAATATTGGTGTTGCTGATCGCCTTGATACTGATCGCCAGAATGTTCGTGTCCAAGCTGACTTCAATTTGAAGGCTGCTTACAAGCCTGTCGTAGTAGCAATCGCTGAAACGACAGCAAACATGGGGGATGAGCAGATTGTAAATCTCCTTGATACAGAATTTGATTCACAAGCACAGTCGCTTATGACACTTCTGGCTCAAAACCTGTACACTGGTAACGGCACAGGAAATGATTGGGATTCTCTCGCTAATGCAGGATCAGATTCAACTCTGTTCGCTACATACGGAGGTCTTTCTCGATCAACCTACACCACTTGGAATGGCTACTACCTAGCCTCCACTGGTGCTCTTACTCTCGCCAAGCTTGCTACTGCAGAAGATGCTGTAACAATTGGTGTAGATTCTCCGGATCTTGCATTTACTACGAAGGCAATTTGGAGCACTTATGAAAGTCTCCTTACTCCTGCTGTTCGTGCAAACTTCTCTACAACCGGTTATCCAAAGATGAACGCTTGGGGTGGAGTTCCAACCGGCCCTACTAACGGAGGCGTGCAAGGCTTCGTGTACTTGCAGTTCCGAGGTACGCCAATTGCAAAGGATGAGCAAGTTCCATCAGGGAAATTCTTCCTTTCGAATTCTAAGGGCTTCGGCTTCGTAGGATTCAACTATCAGGATGAAAACATTATGACTGCTAACTTTAGGCAGACTACAGATGCAGTCCCTGCTGGTGTTCCGGGCAATGTGAAGTCCACTCGTGGCTTCCAGTTCCGCAAGATGATGTCGCCAGTAGATCAACTTACGAAAGTAGGCTACTTGATCTATGCCGGTAACTTCGTTGCAACCGAGCCTCGCCTAAATGGTACGCTCGCAGGTACTACCTAATTCGCACCTTATATGGACGAAAATCAAGTAGTTCCGCATATGGTTAAGCAGATCATCGTTTACTCTGATGGTACTGAAAAGGTAATCAACTATCGAGGGGTAATTGTAAATGGTGTGCTTACGCCAGATGTGATTGAAGAAGGGGTAGCTGAAGTAGCCGCAGAAGAATCTGCTCCTGCTGAAGCTCCGGGTGAGGAGGCCGTAGAAGCTCCTGTGGAGGAAACTCCTGCTGATGAAGAAGTTTCGGCTTCGGAAGAAGTATAGATTAATAGAATTCATCCTTTTACCGGATTAAGTTCCGAGAGGGTTAAAAGATAAAAATTATGGCTGATTTAGCAGGTGGACTTCAGGAAGATTTCATTCCAGTTACAAAATTTCATGGATTTAGAACTAATAAAGACATGGAATTTGGAACAAGTGCGAATGTTACTCTCCCTGCAGCAACCACAATTGGGGGTTCTGCAGTTGTAGCTCTTGGAGATATTACATCTTCATCTACTTCTGCAACAGCGTTTTCAGTTACAAATACAGGCATCTTTACTGGTGCGAGTGTTGTAGCTGTTACCGCTAATAGTGCTACGACAGGTTTAGGTATTCTCGTTACTATGAACGGCTTGACTTCAGGTGGGGCAATGACCATCACTTCGTCAGGTACGCTAGTAACAACTGGACATCTGCTTACTTTGACTGCGAATTCCGCAACAACGGCAGCAGGTATTCTTAGAGTAAACGCCAATGGACTAACGACAGGTGCGGCTGTAGTAATTTCCTCATCGGGAGTTATTGCAACTACCGGTCGCTTGGTTACTCTTGCCGCTACCGGCCTCACAACCGGTATCGCATTGGATCTTGGTACTCTAGTAGCTCTTACGACAGGTGTGGGTATTAATATTGCTCACACTACATCAGTTATTGCCGATGGGGGTTCTCTTGTGAGACTTTCCTCGACTTCGATTGATACAGGTGGTGCTACTAACGGCACGATTCTTGACATCGGTTCAACTGCTCAATTAGCAGGAACTCTTGTGAAGGTTCTTAGTATCGCTACGACTGGAACAGTGATGGATATTACTTCGACAGGAGTAATGACTACCACTGGAAACCTACTCACTCTTACTGCAAACTCTGCGACAACTGGTGCAGGATTGCTTAGGATTAATGCCAATGGCCTTACTTCTGGTATTGGATTGGTGATTGCTTCGTCTGCTACTGCTATCACAGGTGCAGGGCGATTGCTTAGAGTAGATCACACAGGCACAACTGCAACTGCCGGCATTATTGCCGAAATTGCCTCTGCTGCTGATGGTGATGATACAGTTTTGAGAGTTACCGCCTCTGGTATTCTCGCTGCCGGAGTTGTCTTGGATGTTTCTGGTGCTGCGGTTACGACAGGTACGATTCTCGATCTTGGTAATGTGGATGCTCTTACGACTGGTACAGCAATCAATGTTGTTTCCAACTCGACATCGAATGGCACACGTTCTCTTGTGAGGATCGTAAATGACAATACTGCAGCTACTGGTACAACTCCGTTGTATGTTCAGCAAGATGCGGTTACTTCGACAAACTTCAAGTTGATGGCAACCTTTGGAACTATCTCGCTTTATATTTCAGATCAGACTAGCCCAAATGGGGCATTGACTGCGGTAGAAGGCTCTATTTGTCTCAATGGTTCAGCTACCGGTCAAGCTCTCTGGAATACAGATGGTGCGACCGCTTGGACTGTGTTCGCTTAATAGTGTGGTTAGCCTACCTAGCAAAAGGGCTTAATAGTTAAAGGGGCGATGCCCCAAAGAGCCGAAGGTTAAGAGCCAGAGGCTGAAAAATAAAATGAACCAAATTTCATTTCAGAACGTATATCAGACAATCACACAACGAGGCGAGTTCAAACTCGGTCAGCGTGCGGTTACTCCTGATGGTAGAGAGTGGCAGTTCGTATTCGCAACTACTGCTCTGACAAACAGTTCTGCTTGTGTTCCTACGGCTGTTACATCAGCCGATCTCTGGTCGTCCTCAACGGACAGTCAGGGAAGGATTGTATACCTTACTCGTGCAGCTTCAACAATGACTGTAGGAGGATTCGAGGATGCGATCGGTGTTGTTGATGAAGGTACTGGTGTGGGTCAGACATTCAAGATTCGCACCAATAGTGCTACGACATTGACACTTTATCCTGAAACTGCACTTACAACTGCCTTGGCAGTAGCGGATTCGGATCTTACCTTTATTGGTATGTCGAGAGTAGATATGGCCGCAGTTACTTCGAAACTTCAGATGTGTCAAGGAGGTAATCAAGTTGCTTTTGCTGCCTCTGATTATGGGTGGCTTTTGACCGATGGTGATGGTCGTGTTCGCTTCGGTGATACGACCGCTATTGTCGGTGCAGGATTTAACACTGGAGATGATACGACTGGACAAGTAGATGTTGCAGTGATCACTGAAGGTGCTTTGACTGCACAGAATCTCGGTTATGCAATTGTTGCAAACGGAGCTTCTGACATCGGCACACTCGTTCGCTGGATCGTTAGATAATGTTTCGCTTCACTTCATCAGAAATGGTGAAGTGGATGCGGTACGTTACCGCTTGAAGAATGACAAAGCTTCAAATTAGTAATTAAGGATTAGAAAAAATGTTAAATCCAATTGTTTCTGATCCCAATGATTTTAAAGTCGTAGATTTCACGAATAAAACCGACTTTACTTTCACTCCTGAAATGGGCTGCATGTTTGACGGCCGCCCCATCTTTGGTATTACAGGAGCACCCGGGATCAATGGTGGTGAGAGCATGAAATTGCCTTACCATGTAGGCCAAAGATTAGCTATTAATCTTGCTAAAGTCGCAATGACGAGGCAAGCTCCGACACTAGATCCGGTTGGAATTCCAACAGGAGTTCCTCTGTGGGACACAGTTAAATTAGATTCACTAAAGAATTCTTATTTGACTGATCTCTACACCCAAGAAAAGCCGATCGCTCAAACTGAAACGGAGAGATTGATGAAGCAAGTTGAAGAATTGAATAAGCTAGTTGTAGGTATGGCCGATAAGATAGGGCAGCCAGCTCCTGCACCAGTAGTGGTAGAGCCGGTAGCGACTGTGGTTGAACCTTCTGTGGTAGTACCTGTTGAAACAACACCGCCAAACGATGTCGTTCCTCCGGTAGGGCCAAGGGTTTATCAAGATAAAAAGGAAGTAATTGATGAACTTGAAAGACGGAAGATTTCGCATGACAAGCGAAAAAGTAAGGAGTTTCTTGAGAAATTACTCGCTAATAGTTAGTGGCGAAAGCTACAACCTATAGAGGCGAGTGGGGTGCAAAACCCTATGTAGCTTATGGACGAACACGAACTATCAAAAGAAAATATGGATTCTGTGAGAGCCTTGGCTGAAACCAATATGAAAATTGGGGAAGCTAAAAGCACGCTCTTAAAACTTCAAGAGCAAGAAACGTCTTACCTTGAGGAGAGAGAAAAGAAAGTATTGGCTCGAATCGAGAAAATTCTTGATGATAGTAAGGATGTATTGGCTGAAGCTCAAGCTAATTATTCTAAGGTTAGAGAGCTTTTTGGCACAGTATCTTCAGTTTCGAGTTTCCTGACAAAAGCATATGAAGCTTTTGTGGGAATGCTTACAGATTTCCGAGAGAAAAATGATCTTTGGGACAATAAAGTGAGTTCGATTGAAGAAAGTTTTGCCAAAATTAGACAAGAAATTAATTCTGATAAAATTAGAATTAAGAACGATCAGGAAGCTCTTGAGCGTGCTAAACGAGGTTTAGCACTTGAGCAGAGAAAGATTGTTAGTGATAGAGGTGAGTTGGATCGTGCGATTACAAGATTAAAAGAAGGAAGAATATGAACGAATATTTCTACAATCCGAAAGCACCTACTTTAGAGGAGACATACGATGCTTCAATATCGGCCTCTACTGAAGTTACGTTTGCTACAGGAACGACTTACATTGAAGTTACGGCAACAGATAAAGGAATCTTTATGAAGTGGGGAGCAACAGCTTCATCTTCAGATTTCGATGAGTTTATTCCAGCAAATACTTCAAAAAGGTTTCCGATTCTGTCAGCTTCGGCTCAATTTATTGAGGAAGCGGCGACTGCTCATCTGGTAGTAATAGAAAAATAAATGACAAATGCCTTAAGAGATCAAAACTTTATAACTTCACAATTAGGAGTTTTATTCTCTGATGGAGTAACGCTTGTACCGATTAAGATTAATTCTTCAAATAGTGGAGTTTCTGTTGATATAGTTAATGTAGTTGATGCTAGTATTTTGGCTCTCTACGAAGCCGGCAAAGCAATCCCTCGAGATACGAATGGAGTACCAGCGTGGTCTGCACAATCTAATACTGATGCAACTATATCTTATCCAGTGTTTGTAAATTCAAATGGGGAAATATTAATAGATTTATAAAATTATTATGTCTGAAGCAAATAGAGATCAAAATTTCGTCCCGGTGGCTCTCGGTCAATCGAGTACCGATGCTACTGTTACGCTGCCTTTCAAAATAAGTTCCTCGACTGGAAGATTGCTTACAGACAGTGCCTCGGGTGCTGGTGATGTCGTTGGCCCGGCTTCAGCTAC